CTCCTGCTGCGGATGAACACACTTCTTTTAATTGTTTACTAGGCACACCCAGTTCAGTTAAAGTGGTGGAATAAAGTATGTTTGAGAAGGTTCCCTCTGGATAAGGTAAACTAGGTGACCAAGGTGATGCTCTATAATAAAATTTACCTTGTACTGGTGAATAGTATAACGTTCTTTCACAATAACTTGCCACATCATTTACTACTTTCATTTTAAACTGAAAATGGTATAAAAATCCATTTAACCAATCATTATTATAAGTTTCACTAATTCCTCCTTCACATAAAAAGTCAAAAACCGTTCTTCTTGTTCTCCACTCCATAAGACCTCTCCACACAGAAGAGTTTACTAATAGTAACGCGGATACACAACCACCAATAAAGGCTGCAACAGTAGCGTATAAGGCTACTTGTACCCCAAGTACTACACCAGCATAAGCATTTATACCCGCTGTACAAAGTGCTTGTAGGAAACCCCCTAAACTTGGGATAATAGCCGCTAAACAGGCAACAGTAACAATTGCCATTGCAGCAGTTACAACACCCATAAGAACATTCATTGTTCCGTTAATCGCATTTAATACTGTACCACCTAACCCAACAGTAAAGCATCCCCATCCAGCACCTCCTCCAGCTGCATTCCAACCTTGTGTTCCCGCATTTGCTTGAGAGTCTATTGGTGTTGCGTTAGCGGAGGGGAAACCACCAAAAGGTGGAAGAGTTTGACAACTAGCATCTGCATCTGCTCCTGCTGTGGAAGCATTACCACTAACATTTACTAAACTACCAAAATTTAAAGTTAAAACAAAAGTAAAAAGGTCTGCATTACACTGACAATCTTCACAATCGTCATAATTTTTTAAAGGTAAGGTTATACGAGGACCAGTAACAATAGCGTGTACAGCGTTAAAAATAACAGTAACTAATAAAAATACAAAAACTGTCCAAGCATTAGGGTAGCCAGGAATCAATCCAATTGCATCGAGTAGGAATCCTAAAGCCATGTAGATAAGATAAGCGTATAATAACACTATCACCATAGTAATAAGTGTTGAAAAAATATTAGATAAAATATATGAAAACGTATTTTCTTTTATTGCATTATTAGAGGGTACGTCGGTTACCAGTCCTGCACAATCTTTTTCTGCTGCAGGTTTTATTCTTTTAATACCTATATGTCTCCATTTACCACTAAGGAAAAAACCAGCTAAACCACCAACAGGTTTTACCCATTTTTTTAAAAATAAAGAAGTGGTGTAAACCTGTGAATATCTCATACTATAGAAATAATCATTTGTCGCTATAACATCAGTTAAAGACGGATAATCATTTATGTCTACAGAGAATGAATAAGACGCTTCTTCTGGTGATATTGTACCAGCAACAACATTTGCTCCAGCGTCAGCAGCTATCGATGTGTATTCTTTAATGTTGGGTACCAGATATTCACCCCTTTTTCTAAGTCTTGCTCCTGAACCATCAGTTAAAAATTTAAATCTAAATCTATATTTTCCAGTAGTAGGAATTCCCACAGTTGGGTCGTTAGATATTTCTTCTTCGCCAAATTCGTTAGTTATGGTATAATTCATGTTCATAGGAACATTTATTACATATTTACCATCATCATCTATAATAGCTGGAAAATCAAATCTTTCTAAAACCGGTACGGTTTGTCCATTAGTTACCCTTGTGAAAATAGTTTGTCTAATAGCTTCTACACTACCAGGCCCACTAACTAAAGAACATTTATCACCTTGTAATCTTCTAGGTACACAATTTCTATTAAGAGAGTTTTTACCATCATCTGTACCTATAGACCCCATAAAAACAGATGTAGGTTGTATATCTACACCAGAATCTCTTAAATCAAAATCTAAACGATTTATAGCTGCTTTACAAATAGATTCTTCCCCCCAAAAAGGAAATACGTCTATTGTTTTTGTTTGGGTTATGATTTGGGGTAATTCATCTATACTCGCAGATTCTTTAAATTTTGCACCATCAAATTCTCCTTCATTTGCTTTTCCCGTAATAATAATATCTTGTGGACTTAATGAAAAACAACCAATAGAACTCATATCTGTTTCCATTAGTATCTGGTGATTCCCTACTGGCACACCATAAATTAAAAAGTCTCCAGAGTCGTTAGTTTTTACCGTAAATTGATAGTATTTGTTGTAGACATAACTTACTTCTTGATTTAGTAGAAGTTCGTTTTCTTTAGGAAAGCTACCTGTATTTACATGCCCATCGTAGTCGGGTTCAGCAGGTAATAAATTATACCTATACCCTAGTTCATTCCTATTTTGTATTTTTTTATAAGGGTATAGAGCCTTTATAACTTCATTTTTTTCATCCTCATCATCTAAGGGTATAAAAACACCAATTTTTGCATTAGGTACCCCAAAACCCCCATTCGCTATTACTCTACCCGCTATAACACCAAAATCAGAACAATCTCTATTATAAACATCTGCTTGATTTATACTTAAACTCAATATCTCCAGCCTATCAAAATCTTGGTCTAAATTGATTTTAACTTCTTTGTCAACACCTACTTGAGCTTTTATTCTTATGTTCTTTGGCATACCTTTTCTTTCTTGATAAATATTTTATCTCTTAAAATTAAAGATATTAAGTTAAAAGACTTTGTAAATGTTCTAAGAGAAGTTAGGTGTGAATGGTTGTTTAACTCTAACAACAATGTCTTTATTAGGAAATCTAACTTGTGGAACCTCGTCTGGTTGAAAAAATATCGTATCATTTGTTAACATAATTTGTTGTGTCGTAGGGTCTGAATACGGTTGTGAAATTTGGGAGTTAGAGTACTCTGAACCAGTTTTATTAAATATTCTCATATCAGTGACATTTGTAACCCCTGGTTGAGTTGTAATATCACTACTTAATTGAGATATATTAAGTTGTCTTCCCATCTCCATTTTATTTGTACTAAAATAGTCTGATATTTTTTCAATAACGTTACTAACAATCTGACTTTGATTACCTGAAGAATCTATTATTAAGTCTACTTCTACCTTTAAATCTATAACTTTAGCTGAAGATATTTCTATATAATCATTTAACATTCTATAATTAGATAGATATTCTGTAATATTTTGTTTTAAGGAATTAGAAACTCGGGAAGTTAGTTTACCTTGTGGTGTATAAGATAATATTTGTATTTTTACTTTATTTTCTACTTCTGTAACACCTACTTTCGCTGCTGAACCAAACATCGCAGGCATCATTTGAATTCTAGAAATATAATCTTTTATAGTTACTGCTCTATTTTGTGCTGCAAAATTAAAAGTAATATAGTTTCTAATTTCTTCAGTGGTCATTAAATCAGCACCTCCTATTGCTGCTGTAACATTTTTAACTGTTAAACTATTACTAACAGAACCATTAACAGATGGTACTGGTCCAGAAACTATGAAATCTACAGTCCCTATTGAGTTTATAGCCCCTGCACCTACATTCGATACTTTTCCACCACCAATCCTATATTGTATGAATAATGTACTATTTCCTCTCACTGCATTTCCTAAAGAAATATTATTCATAAATTTATTAAGACTAAGTGTAACACCATATTTACTAAATTCATTTAATAAACTTTGGGAACTATTATTACCACTACCAAAAGTTAAAAAATAAAATCCTTCCGGTGTATATTCAGTAACAAATCGTTGGTCAGTGGGTAGGTATTTACCTATTTTTAATCCTGGTTCATCTGCTGGTAAAGATGGGTCTGCTATAAAAATTTCATTTTCTGCTAACGCGTCTACTTCGTACCATCTACTATTAGAATGATTTATAAATTCTAGGTCTGTGGGTAAAGTTGTAAAACCAACCCCCTCTTTTTCTATGACAGAAGTAACCCCTAACACATTTCTTTCTGGTAAAAATAATTTGTAAAAAGGAGTGGCTATCCCATCAGTTATTTCCTTTTTAAAAATTTTAGTAACCCCATTAATAAAAACTTCTCTTTTTGTTATAGTATAATTTTGTATAATACCATTAGCATTAAAATTAGGAACTTTAGTTCTATTAGGTGTCCCATCTATAGAGTAAGGTGATGAGAAATCACAATCGTTTGCTAATTCATATGTTTGACCGGCTCCTTGTACTTGTGAACCTTTTCTTAAAAATCCTAAATATCTAAAATCTTCTTTGTCACCATTAACTGGTACTATTATACTTAAATCACATAGAGCTAGTGATGGTCTATTACCTGGTATTTTTAAACCATATGTCCTTGCTATATTATAAAGTGAACTTCTTTGTTGTGCATATTGTAAAACAGTTTCTTGTAGTGTTCTATCAATATTATAGTGTAGGTTATCCGCTATCGCAGCATTTAAATCCAAAAATAAAGAATATATGGATGCATCACTTGTATCTTGGATTAGGTCTGGATAATAGGTTTTAGTTAGACGAATTAATTCGTTTTTTAACCCTATAAAATCTCTTTCTGTATAATTTAATTTTTTAGTCGCCATATTATAAGTTTAAGACTATTACGTCACTACTTTCAAATACATTATCTTTAATAGTGTATTCTACTGTTATTTTTGCTGTATATTCTTCCGTCCCATCTCCTGCCACAGAAGCTATTCTATCGTCTATCTGAGAAGTTATAACGTTTGTTTCATCATTAACCTCTTCTAACCTAGCGTCACTCATACTTTGTATTTTAAAGTCGTTAATGATAACATTAGGAATATACTTTGCTACCACATCACTTAATTCAGATTGTATGGATTCAAAAGTTAAACTATCTAAAGGTTCAAATACAAATTCATATAATCTAGTGCCAAAATCAGGTAAAAAGAATCTACTTCCTTTTTTTGTTAGTAAAAGATGAATTAAATTAGCTCTTATTTCCTCTCTAGGTGTAGCAGTAGTTTGTAGGAAAAAACCACTAGGGCTGTCACCAAATGGAAACGCTATACCATATCTTTCTTTTGTTAGCTTCATATCATTAATAAATATTACCGCTCTACTTTTGCAAACATCTGTTCCATAATACTTTCTATAGCACCTATAACAGCATACTGGTCATCACCCCATTGAGACTTGTGTTTAACTATAATTTTTTCTATGCACTCCTTTAAATCGTCAGCCAATAAATCCCATTTATCTGGTTGATAATCCCATTGCTCTCTTAATATTTTTTTAATTAGTGGTTTCATTTATTATAAATATTACTTAGGGGTGAATTAAATGTTTTTAACTTTTAAGTCTTCTCTTAATTCTTTGGATGTTTTTTGGTGTGGTGGCCAATATGGACAATGTCTACACCCACTCCCACAACAACTACCTCTACGAATATGGTAATCTTCAGTCATTACCATTAGCCCTTCCTTAGTAACATAAAAATCTTTTGGTTTAAATTTTGTTTGTTCTTGGCGATACAACTCTGTTATCCAATCATCTTTTCTTATCATTTTCCACTGCTTTTTCTTGGTGTCCACAGTGTGGACATGTTATTTTTTTATTATATTTTAAATTTTCAGTATTGTTTAAAGACAACAAATGGTAGTCAGCTATTGACCACCATTTATTACAAATACCACAATTAAAATGGTACAAAATTTCTTTAGATACTCTATGCTTCATCAAGCTCTTTTTCTTTTTCTATAGTTTTTAAATCTATATCAATTTCACAACTTCCCCCTGCACATGCTAATTCTCCTGATAAATCTGTATTATCATCTAACTCAACAACATTAGATAAATTCACATCTTTTAATGACTTCATCATTTCATTATATTTTTCTTCAGTAATGTCTTCAAAAGGAGCTTGAGTGTATGTACCTCCATTATATGGTAATACTGAAAGTCCATTATAATATTTTCTATTTTCCCACATCCATTGACCTGCTGATAACCACTCCTCTTCTTTTAATGAAATAGTAGCAGAAACATTATGAGAATTAGAACCTTTTCTATGCCCAGAATTAACCCATTCTGTTGCAACTTTTTTAACTCTCTCTAATAAATCAAATGGTGACTCTGTTCTCATTATTGAACCTTTAGGTGCTTTTTGTGGTATACTAATTACAGCGGTATCATGTGGTCTAAAGTACTCGTCTTCAACTAACTCTGGGTGTGTATTTTTAAGATATTGGTAAATCGCTTCATTTTTACCTACACGTAATCTTCTAATATAAAAATCATTATGCCATGCATGAATACCTGATGATGTTCCTAATGTTAAAGAAGTTGTTCCAGCTGGCTTAACTGTTGTTGTTCTTGCCGCTTGATTAATTCCTAATAATTTAGAAACTCTTGTATTTTCTCGTTTTACTAAACTTGCCGCTTTTTTCATATCATAGTTAAGTACTTTACCAGAACCAATACCTGTCATACTAACACCGATTAGTGCGTCTTTTTCAGTTGTTTCTCTCCATACATCTCTTAAATAATGGAAAGCGGTATACCCTGCTTGTAATGTCCCAATAAATGCAGCAGCTTTAACTCTAATGTTTAAATCTTCTTGTGATTCAATATTTGAAACATTTACTTCACATAAATTACAGAACTGGTACGGGCGTAGTGCAATTTCACAACAAGGATTAGTTCCCCAGTCTTTATCGTTGTTAAAATAAATTCCTGGTTCTCCTGCTCCTGATAGTTCTACACGTTTCCATATTTCATCAAAAAATTCTTTAGTGATTTTATGTCTCATTAGTACAGCTGAATTATTAGCTCTTCCTCTTTGTGGGTTGAGTTCCCACCAATTACCGGCTTTACACCCAATCATAGCATCGTCATCAGCACTAAACAAACTAATAAGAGCTGCTCTACGTATACCTCCGGCAAGTACAGCATCCGCGATGTGACAGACGATATCATGTACTTCAATAGTTGTAAGTTGTTCTCCATTTTCTTTTTGATTTAATAAACCTTCTATTTTTACTAAACATTCTTTTAGTGGTTGAGGTCCTGGTGCCTTACCTCCAGAAGTTATTAATCTAGCACCTTTTGGTCTAATATCTGAATAGTCAAATTCTACTCTACTTCCTCCACCATTCATATAAGATTTCATAAGAACTTTAACTGAGTCTGCCCAACCTTCGATTGAGTCTCCAATTAAAAATCTCCTTTTTCTTTTTGGGTATGGTTTTTGAATCACTGGAAGTTGATTTACATGGTGTCTTTGTACAGAATAACCAACACCAGTACCACCTAATAATAAAAACATACATTCAGCAAAAGAATCTATGTGGTCAATTGGCATATACGCACAATTATAAATTCTATTAGGGCTTATTTCAATTGGTTTGCCCCCAAATTGCATGGACCTCATTGATGGTAAAACTTTTTTATCATATACAAGTTTGTATTTTTCATTTATATCATCTTTTAAATGAGGATATTTTTTAATGTGCATATTTTTATTTCGTGTGACTAATTCTTCCCAAGTCTCTCTTCTGTTTAATTCCGGGATATACTTCGCATATTTCATATACACAGTAATATCAGAAAGTATTTTGTTTGAAATCTCCATATTTTTACTTTTATAATGTTTAATTTATTGTTTTAATATTTTTTGTCTCCTTTCAAGAGCACTTAGAACTCTTTGGCGATTCCTCTCCGTTTTATCCTCCTCAAACCCTAAGAACGTTTGGGATTGTTGTGTGTCTATTTCTAAGGTGGAATTATCAAATTTACAATTTTCAAATATGACCCCATCCTTCCCTAGTCGGGATTTTGTTATAGCTATTGTCGCTAGACCTAATTCTTTTTGTTGTAATGTTTTTGCTACTGAAATTATGACATGTCCTACCTGGGCTTTCTTTATAGAACCCCCCATTTGGTCTGTAGTTACAACTTCAGACGAAATAGAGGACCTATTACCTTGTGTAGCAGTCCACCCTACTAAATCCAATTCGTGACACATAGCTTCAAATTTTCTCATTACAGAACCTTCACCTTTCCATTCGTCATTAAAACTCCTGTCAGGTATAACACAGTCTATATAATCTAATACAACAACATCAATATTATTACCTTCTGATGTGATTTTTCTAATTTGGTTTTTAATTTGAGTCATCGTATTTTCATCTGATGGTAATTTTTTTAGAATCATTTTACCACCATTTTTCTTCATTTCATCAGCTTTACTTAATACTTCTTCTTTATTACTAGAAAGTTCGTCAGGGGATATTCCCGTCCAACATGTAAAATGCTTTCTTTGTATAATTTTAGGATTGTCTTCAAAAAATATCTGTAAAACATTATAACCCATATTAAAAGCTGTATTTGCAAACCTAGTTAACATTGTGGTCTTACCTACACCTGTAGGTGCGAGTATTACCCCAATCTCTCCTTTTGCAAGACCACCATTTAATAAATTGTCGATTCCATCAAGTCCTGTGGGAACTGGATGTCTAAAATCATCCTTTAATACTTCTTCTAAATTGTGAAAAACTTCAAAATTACCAGTATCACCGTCCCCTATTTGAATAGCCTCTCTAATGTATTCTTCACATTTATCATAACTTTCAAATTCCCCTTTTTCCATAATGTTCTCAACTTTACGAATAGCTTTTTTTAGTTCTTGTTGTTTACAAAATTTAATAGATTTTTCTTTTATAAAAAGGTGGTCTTTAAAAGATGCATCCTTAACTTCTTTTAAAATATCAAAAATATATTTTCGTGCCATTTCTGAACTTATCTCTAAAGTTGTAAGTTGTTCTAGACCTTCAAAAGTTGGTGTGCTCTGATATTTCTCATAATACTCTTTTATTAATTGCATAATTAACTTGAAGTATTGATTATCAAAATATTTTGCTTGTATGACATCGATTATTGATTGAGAAAAAGATTTATCAGTTATGATTAAATTCATTAATTTTAACTGAAAATTATATCCTAAGTACCCAAAATTTGTAGTTTCATTCATCCTTTTTTCTTTATAAATAAATACATGATTTATGTTGTTAAAGTACTTTATCTAGGTACTTACCTGTTATTTTTTTCTGTGACAAAACGTCAGATAGACCATTTAAAAAATAAGAAATTTGTGGTCTTACATCTACCGAATATCTAACTCTTGGGGGATAGAGATTGGCAGGGAAGATTCTTGTCATTAATTTAGTATCTCCTTTATTAATGGTTATCGTAAAATTTTCTTTTTCTTCAGGAAATTTTGACACATCATCAGTAAAAAATTCTGTAATAATATCAGTAGTTTTTTCTTTTAATCTATCTTCTATGGTATGATAAATCTCTTTTACAAACCAGTAAAAATCCATAGATTTTACGGCTTTTGGATTAAAATTTTTAACATTGAAATATCTTTGACAAATAATGTTATTATCAATCTTAAGTAGAAATTCAAATTTTTGTTGGTCTTTATTTTCTTTTTTCATGAGTTTTTAAATTTATTTTTTTCTATACGTGTTAATACTATGAATGGTGTAACGAATTTTAAAAATGCATCATCAGATTTTCCTAACAATTTAAATAATCCATCTTCCATCATCATTCTTAATAAATTTTTGTAAGACCTATCTTCAGGGTCTATAGTTTCTTTTATTATGTCTAAAATTTCATTTTGTGAATTTTCATCTAATAAAGTTTTACTTAAATCTATTAAATTTTTATTTCTTTCAAAGAAAGAGTCACCTAACTCTCCTTCTATGGTAATCCCTTTTACCAAATTTTTTACCCTAAAATTAGGTGTGGTTTTGTTATAATTTTCTTTTAGTGTTTTTAAAAAGTTTTCTAGTGTAATAACTTCCTTCTGAACTTCTGGAAAATTATTTATTACTGTTTTAACCCCAACACCTTTGATTCCTTTAATACCGTCAGACGAATCACCACATATAATCTTTAAAAGTTTAATGTTTTCTATTGGTATTAAAAAGCCTTCATATTTAATTTTTTCACCTTTAACTATTAATTTGTCTCTGTTAAATAATTTTACACTTACCTTATCAGATACTAATTGTAGTAAATCTCTGTCATTAGTTAAAATTGTTACATTTTCTTTTTTTACATTATGACAATAAAATGCGATAGCATCGTCTGCTTCATAGTTATTAAATGAAGTTTGTCTTATAAAAATTTCTTCTAAGTATTGTTGGAGTCTTTGTTTTTGACTATAGAACGAGTTTTGGTGTTCTTTATCTCTAAAATTAGATTTTCTTCTAATTTTATAATTTTCATATATTTTTCTACGTGACGTGTAGTTTTTTTCTCCATCCCAAAATACAACCACTTTTTCATAGTGATTGTGGTCTATTTCTATTCTTATTTTATTTAAAAAATGAAATACACCACCTATATGATTATCTCCGTAGGATAAATTTTTAAGTCCGTGAAATCCTAGTTTAAGTAAGGCGTTACCATCAACTATTAATGTATTGGTCACTGTTATTTGTTTTATGGTTCAACACTATTCTACTATCTCTAACAACTCTACTTCGAATTTTAAATCTTTCCCCGCTAAAGGATGATTCATATCTAAAGTAATTTCTTTTTCATCTACACCTACAATTTTTGCTAAAGCAGGTTTACCACTTTTAGTTTTTCCTTGTATAACTTCATCAATAATCAATTTAAAGTCTGGTGGGAACTGGTCTCTACCAACTTTAATTCTAGCCTCTTTGTTTACTGGTCCATAAGCTAATTGTGATGTGATTTCTATTGTTTTTGTTTCACCAATTTCCATACCCGTAACCCCCTGTTCAAATCCTGGTATCATTGAACCTTCTCCGATTACAAATTCTAAAGCTTTTTCTCTTTTTCTTGAATTGTCAAATTCACTACCATCAGTTAATGTACCTATATAATGAACTTTTACTTTGTTTCCTGTTTTTACTTTACTCATTGTCTTTTTCTATTTTTAAGTCGAATTCACCACCTACGCCTAATTGTTCAGACCAAAAAGCGGCATATTCTTGTTTATATTTTTCTATTGATTTTTTTTCTTCAGTTGTTTCTCGTCCAGCTAAAAATCCATGAGGTGCTATCAATATCTTACCATCCTCATAACCTAAACCATTAACATGGTTTTTCATGATTGTAATTTTAGTACGGGTCGCAAATTTAACTTTTCTTTTTTCTTTAACAGCTGAAATATTTGTTGTTCCAGCGTTTTTTTGATTACCAAATCTAAAAACTAAGGTAGAATTTAACCATAGAGCTTCACCTCCTTTAGCTTTAATTTTTGGTTGACCAAAAGGATTATCTGGTAGTTCAACCCAGGGTTGATTAACCACTACCAAAGTATTTGTGTACTTTGAACCTTCTCTTCTTGATTTCCCAATTCTTTGGTTGATTCCCATCCCTATCTTATCAGCTAAAACAGCTGCATTATGCATTTTACCACCTTTACCATCGAAAGTCATTTTACAAGGAATAGAACCTACAGAGTCCCATAAGAAAAGTAAATCATAATCTATTTCACCCTTATCCTGTGCATCCATTAAAGTATTAATATAGTCGGTAATTTCTTCTATGTATTCAAAATTATTATTGAATAGGAAAAAACCATCCCAATCTATTTCTCCTGTATCCTCATCTACAACTTCTTCACATTCAAACCCTAACATTCTTGCATGTTTAAAGTCCCATTTTTGTTCAGTTATAATAAGTACTGGTAAAATTTTCTTCTGTTGAGCTGCTACTGCTGTTTTTACTAATGCAGTTGTTTTACCTGTGTCGGAATGTCCTAAAAACATTTGTAAATGCCCCATCGCTGGTCCAGGTATCCCTGTAGCGTCTAAAAAGGCTTCACCTAAATCAAAAAACCTATCTGGTTTAAACTTAGCCTTTTTAGAGTACTTAGATTTTATATCTGCAAAACTTCTTTTTTTTAGTCCCATATCTTTTTATTTAAAATGGTAAATCTTCGTCTTGTTTGTCGTTTGTTTGTGGGTCTACAAAAGTAGAATTAGAACCACCTACGGTAGTTGTACTTTCTGTTTTGTTACTAGGGTCGTTATATGTGTATTTTTTTAACTCATTATCCCATACAGGTTCAACTCCTTTAGCGATAGCTTCTAAATATTCTACTGGTTTTTGTGAGTAAACATCTTTCCAAGTAGAGTCATTAGATAACCATTCTTTAGCTTGTGTTTCATTTTCACTTAATTTACCTGGGTCTTCATACATTACAGATGATATTGTTGTGTATTCACCTCTACCACCTGGTAATGGTACCGCTTGTAAAATAAGGATTAAATCTCTACCCTCTTCAGGGTTAGTAATATCCCCTTTATTTTTCCAAATAGGAATAATTTTATCTATAGGGCCGTCTCCTTTCCAATTATGTTTAAATCTCCAAAATTTAACACCATCTTCTTCTGCGTCTCTATCAATTACTTTTACAATATAAAATTTTTGTGAACGATATTGTCTAGCTAATTCTTTAGATTGTTCATCACCTGCTAATCTTAAAGCTTCTTCTACTTCATTTAAAGGACTTCTTTCCCCGGTTGGTTTACCTGTAGAGTCTTTTCCTGGGTCATAGATTTTCATCCATTTTCCTTGTACTTGGGTATTGTGGAAATATACTTCCTGAAATGGTGAACCACCATCTTTAGTTGGTAAAATTCTAATTCTTCTTTCTCCTGATTTAACCCCTTTAGGTAAAGCTAAGGAAAGATATTGTTTTAATCTCTCTTCTTGTGACATTCTTGGTGTTGAAGAAGACTGCTTGTTTTTTTCGTACTGTGCTAATACTGCATCTAAACTTGACATCATAATAATATTTTTTTTTTAATTTTAAATTGTTTTTATCCTCTATAAAAATAACAAAAAGATTCAGGTAGTCAATTATTTTAAATTAATTTTTAATGAAAAAAAAAAGCCCTAATGGGCTTTTAAAATACCTATACAAAGATATTACTAATCAACGTTAAAACTTTGTTTAATATCAGATTGGTTGTAATTTTCTAAATCTTTCCCGGTTAAAACATACTCATCTTTTCCCGACTTTTCAAATCTATCTTCGTTATCTTGATAAAAATCTACAAGACTTTGACTAAAAGGTCCTGAATCATATTTTCTTGCCTCTAACTTTTCTTCTTGTGTTTTAGGTCGAATTTTTTCTATTTTTTGTTCTAACTTCTCAATTTGAGTTACCATAGTGTCCATACTTCCTAGTTGATTTTCTAAATCTTCTAGTTTGTTTAAAAGTGAATCGAGTTGTTCTGTATTCTTAGAAAGAATGTCTTTATCTGCTTTTACATCTTTTTTGATTTCTTCTTGTCCCGTTACTAAATCTGTCACATCTATTTCTGTACCATCTGTAGTATCTAGTTCAGTTTCTGTATCTATAACTTCTTCCTCACCCCCTTCTTCTTCAGCTTCTAAATCTTCTTCACCAGTTTCTTCTTCTCCAGGTAATTCTTCTGCAGCAGCTTCTGGGTCAGCTGGAATGTCCACCACTTCCTCTTCTTCTTGTTCTCCTAATTCTTGTTGTCTCTTAACGAATTGACTAATTCTTGGGGATGGTCCTTGAACATCTACAAATCCTGAACCACCATTAACGGAGCCCAAAACTTGTTCATTTAAATTATTAGCGTTATTACCAATTTGTTTAAATCTTTCTAATTCTTCTTTTAACTTTTGTTCTATACTAGCCATTAAGTAATTGTTTTACATCTCCATTAGGTGATTCTACATTTATTTTTCTATTAACAGCATGTTGGTTTTCTACTCTCTCTATTAAACCATCTCTAGTTCTTACAGTGTAACAAATACCAGTATCCAAATCACATACTTCGTTAGATTCTGCATTAGAATTAACTTGTTTTAAGTTTGTATTCTTACCTAAAAAATTATCTAGTTTGTTTTTTATATCATTTCTAACCATAACGCGTTTTTTTTAATAAATATCTTTATAATATAAAACCACCTATCAATACTATTCTTCTTGTATTAAATTTAATGGATTTATTATTTCTTTTACTATTTGTTTATCATTATTCACCACTAATCTATTTACCTCATAGTGTAAATGAGGTGCTGTAGAACTACCAGTATTACCTAATATACCTAAAACTGCTCCTATCTGAACCGTGTCACCTTCATTCCATTGTGACGATATTTCTTTAAGATTAGCATATATAGTTTGGTATTGGTGTACTGTTCCTTCAGTTAAATAGTTACTATCACCTAAGTTAACTGTTTGTCTCGCTATCACTATATGGTTACCGTATCCGTCACCACATGAAGTGTTACCAATAACACAACCTCTAACAACTTTAGTTACTATACCTGTAAAGGATGCAAATATTGATATTGGTTCATTTTGGAACTCTGTTTTAGGTGTTAGGTCTAACCCTTGGTGTATACGATTTGTAGTACCTTCTTGCGAATTATCATCAGTAGGACTAGGGGTGTCTACCATATCCATATTAGTAGGTGGTTGGAAATTAAATGGTATATCACTTAAAGTGACATCGTTATTATAATATCCGTTTTCTCCTTCTACCAAAGCTTTTTGTTCTTCGGTTAAATCAAATGGGTCTAACCTAACTTGTTCTACCGGTTCTATTTCAATTTCTTCTGAAATTTTTGATAATAGATTTTCTTGTATTTTCATAACCAAATCTGTGACTTTTGGTAAACTCGGTATTGGTATTCTAATTCCGGAAAAACTAGTTTTTATATCGTTAGGGGTTACATTGTGTTCTACACTTGTTATAAGATAAGGACCATTAAACATAGGTAGGTATCTTAGTTGAAAATAAACAGTTGGTTGGATAAGCATGTTACCCATACAGGTTACATTACATTTATAAGAACGAGTTTTATATAAATTAAATAAGTTTATCGCGTTAGTAGATATTTCCCTACCTGAAGCTTGTTTACCTAAGTCTTCAATGACTCTAAACCCCTCACTTGTATCTTTATACTCTGCTTGGTCTAAACTTACAGATTCAAATATGTTTTGGTTGGGTACACCAAAATCTACCGCAAAAGCCATGACATTATTACTTTTATGTTCAGTCCCTGCCTGGGGTAATGGTCTGGTAGCTAAAGGGTTATTTGCTACACCACCCATATTAAACGAATCATTAGGGAATCTGTTAGTTTCTGTTTTTATATTTAATTTTGTTGATGGTGGACCAATATATTGACATAGGAAAGTCGGTGCGGAGTCTTGGTAGTCTACCTCTAAAAAGGTACCAAACATAGTATTACCTTGATTGGTGGCTCCACCACCATCTTTACCTACACCATAAAAATTAACATAAGAAGGTAGAGGTAAAAAATTAAAAAAGTTTTTACTTAATATATAACTTATAAAATCAGCTAGACTTTGACTAGTCCCAACTTCCGCATTATTGTTAAAAGGATTATCCAGTTGTTGAAAAAGAAATATATCTAGTATAGCTTCATCACCTATGTCCGCGTTTGTCCTATCTAAAAATAAAAATTGTTCAAATAGTGTTTTTGCTGGGGGTAACGTATCTGAGTCTCCCGAAATCCATTTATCATTCATTGTTTTAAAAACCTGATAAAGTTCTAGTTTAAGATTATCCGCTACAATATCGGGTCTAACATCATCTCTAGTATTTTCTAAAATAACATCTGCAGCATCTACTTTTTTAAGTTCTCTTACGACTTCATTAATGAAGTCAGTCACATTATTATTTTCAAATTTTTCTATAATATTTTTAATATGTTCTTTAAAACCACCAGTTGTACCACCATTTACCCTATAAAGTCTATAATGTTTAATAAGTGGTGCAAAACCCTCTATAGTCGCAGGGTTAGCTTCTATATTTTGTGATTTAAAAAATTCATAAGCAAAACTATTTGTAGAACCTAAACTATCTAAATCCACACTACCAATCCACTGCTGGAAAAATTGGTATAGGATGGTTCCTGTAAAAACTCCTATGGCCACATCTGGAGGTAAATTGTCTGTGTAGGGCCCTGGTCTATTATCATTTTTAAAGGTTACTCCTTCTAGAGTAATTTCTTCACCTTTTGTGTCACCTAAAATTAAAGATTTCATTAGTTGTAGGGTTGATATCTCACCCCCTTCATAATTAGATACAATATCTAATCCACTTGCGGAACCTTGTTTGTATAATACATTTTGATTCAAAAAAGTAGAAACATAATTTACAAAGTTTTCATACTGAGCTTTTGCTAATTTTTTAGTCAACGGTTCATCGGGTGCTGTGGATAAATCAATTTTATCAACATAAAATAATTTTTGTAAAAGTTGTTTAAATGATTTATATTGTCCATTTATAACACTTGTATCTGGATTAGTGGAAGAGGCAAAGTTTTTAAATATTTCCATAAATGCATTAAGCACTTGTGTTGGGAAGACACTCATTAGTCCTTCAGCACTAGTATAGTCCTGAGCATTTTCTAGTAATTGCCACGCATCTTGTTCATCCTTACTTTTATTTATTTTTTTATGATAATGTAATGGAGGAGGTATACTGTTATTAGCTTCAAAATACCCATAACCTGCTCCCGCCCATAAAGACCTAACATTACCATTGTGTAAATTATTATTCCCGATAAAGGTAGTGGTCTGACTTTGTATGTCCGACTGCACTAAACCTCCTGTAGATGGGTAAAGTATATAATAATTAGATGGTATTTCTTGATTTGTACTTTCTAATCCTAAGGCTCCTACATTTGCAGAATCCATCCAACTAGACCAAAATTTAACATCAATGTTATTACCTGTAAAAGTTAAATTAGTTTCTGGTGTAAAACTAGGAGGAACTATAAAATTATTTAAAAGGTTTTGGTCTACAATATTACCTGGAGTGGTTAGTATTTCTTTCCCCGTAACTATTTTATGTACCGCCTGGACCATTCTTGGGTAAACCCCCACTTCTACTCTTAGGTTTGGTGAATTAGCTACGATAAAATTACTTGTCCCTACCGGGTAGTTTTGGTATTGGTACGCTAGACCGTTAACATCGTCGGTATAAATGTAATCTGGTCCTGTACCTCCTTGTGATGGTATATTACCAACATTTCCCCAAATATCCGTTAAAGGGTCTGTACCAGTATCTATTCTCGTACTATGTCTCCACCAGATAGACCCTATTTTTAATACTAAAGCTAAAGGTAGGGTGTGGTGTGAAGCTAATTCTTTAATTAAGGAACCAGTATACCCACCATATTGGTTTTTATTATCAAAACTTTCTATTATTTTTTCTAATGGTGATGTTAGTGGAAGTGAATTTAAAAATAGATATAAAGGTAATTCGTAATTATCTGTGTCACCAGCTACAATTAGTGAGTTAGCGAAATAAGGTGTGTTCATCATAGAGACAACCGTTTCTTCCTCTACATCAACCCCATCTAGTAATTGTTGTCTTAGTATATCT